CAGAGATTATGGAACAACTTTCATCTGACGTTGATAACTATCTCAATTACGTAGTTGAACAGTGGATCGAAGAAAATGAAGTTGCCGTTGAGTCCGCTCTCCGTAGCGAACTTACAGAAGATTTCATAGGCGGTCTCCGTTCACTATTCGCTGAACACTACATCGACATTCCTGAAGAGGAAGTTGCCGTTGTAGAAGAACTTTCACATACAGTTGAAGAACTTGAAGCAAAACTCAATGAAGAGATTGAACGCAATGTTGCTCTCACAGGCATGATTGCTGAGGCTCGTAAATCTGAGTTGACCGCTTATGTTTGTGAAGGTCTTACAACTACTCAGGCAGAGAAACTTAAAGGTCTCGTTGAGAATGTTGCTTATACAAACGATGACCAGTTTATCGAAAAAATTTCAACACTACGAGAGAATTACTTCCCAACATCAGTTAAGTCTGATAAGGTGCTTGACCGCGTAGAGTCCGTAGACCCATCAATGATTAACGAAAGTAATCTTGAAGGTCCAATGGCCAATTACGTGAAAGCACTTGGCAGAAGTCTTCCAAAGTAATTTAAACTAAATTTAGTTAAACATAGAAAGAAGGAAACTAAAATGTATCTAACAGAACAACTAGAGTCAAAGTGGTCACCAGTTCTCGACCACGATGGTCTTCAGGCAATTAAGGACCCATACCGCCGTGCGGTTACAGCCGTAGTTCTTGAGAACCAAGAAAAAGCAATGGCCGAGGAAGGCCGCACACTTAACGAAGCTGCTCCTACAAACTCAGGTGGCGGTCTCGGTTCAGGTACATCAGTTGGTTCATACGATCCAATCTTGATTTCACTTGTTCGTCGTGCGCTTCCTAACCTAATCGCTTATGACGTTTGCGGCGTTCAGCCAATGACAGGTCCTACCGGCCTTATCTTCGCTATGCGCGCTCGTTACTCAGCAATGGGTGGCCAGGGTCAAGGTACAACAAACGAAGCATTGTTCTTCGAAGCAAACTCAAACTTCTCTTCACAGAACTCAGCTGGCGGCCTTCCTGGTACAGTAGCAAACACAAGCGCAAGCACATCAAATACCGACCCTGTATTCAACCTTGGTGTTGATACAACATACGGTACAGGTAAAGGCATGACAACAGCACAGGCCGAAGCTCTTGGCGACGGTACAACTGGTAATGCTTTTGCTGAAATGGCCTTCTCAATCGATAAGGTTACTGTTACAGCTCGCTCACGCGCTCTAAAAGCAGAATACACCACAGAACTTGCACAAGACTTGAAGGCAATTCACGGTCTTGATGCTGAGACAGAACTTGCTAATATTCTCTCAACAGAGATTCTAGCAGAAATCAACCGTGAAGTTATTCGTACCATCTATTTGTCAGCATCAGCTGGTGCTCAGTATGGTGTTACAACTGCTGGTACATTCGATCTTGACACCGACTCAAACGGCCGTTGGTCAGTTGAGAAGTTCAAAGGTCTTATCTTCCAGATTGAACGCGAAGCTAACGCTATTGCGAAGGCAACCCGTCGCGGCAAAGGCAACGTCATCATCGTTTCTTCTGACGTTGCATCCGCTATGGCTATGGCTGGTGTTCTTTCCTATACACCTGCTCTATCTGCCGACCTAACAGTTGACGATACAGGCAACACCTTCGTTGGTATGCTCCACAACCGCATTAAGGTTTATATCGATCCTTACTTCGGTGGTTCAGCAGTCGGCGACGAGCTTGTTACAGTTGGCTTCCGTGGTCAGTCACCATTTGACGCTGGTCTATTCTACTGCCCATACGTTCCACTACAGATGGTTCGTGCAATCGGTCAGGATACATTCCAGCCAAAGATTGGTTTCAAAACACGTTATGGCATGGTTGCTAATCCATTTGCTACTGCTGCTGGCGACGGACAGGTATTGTCCCGTTCTGCTAACGGTGGTAACAATGCGAATATCTACTATCGCATTTTCCGCGTTCGTAACCTTACATAATAATAAGAGACGAGTAATCGTCCAAGAGAGAGGCCTTCGGGCCTCTCTTTTTTTATGCCTAAATACAAGACGGAGGCGTTAATGACTACTCAAATTTTACCACAGACACCACAGAACACTAGTATTCTACAGAGTACCAAGTTTACGTTCGTGATTCCTGACCTTCCGTTTTTAAAGTATTTCTGTCAGACAGTCAATCTACCTTCCGTTTCTACCACAGAGGTTATGGTTCCTACACCATTTTCCAATACCTATCGTGCCGGTGATAAGTTAGTGTTTGATGCTTTCACTATTACCGCTATCATCGATGAAGACCTCCGTGTATGGGAAGAAACATACAAGTGGCTAGAAGGATTAACCAGACCACAATCATATTCCCAATACATTAAGGCAAAAAATCCTAAAGCACCATTATATTATGACGGATATCTCACTATTAATACTAACGCCAACAATCCTAATATTCGGGTAAAGTTCCATAACTGTCATCCTACCTCTATTGGATTAATCTCTTTTGACACCAAAGTGGATGCGGATGTTATTCCTACCGCCGACTTTACCTTCCGTTATGACCTCTTTGAAATAGAACGCTTGACATCCGTTTAATAATAGTATATACTACTGCTTTGATTATGAATGGAGTTTGCTTTGCGACCACCAGTAAAACTTGATGACCTAATGGAAGAATGGCATAAAGATTGTGCTATTGACTCCACTGAACCAGGCTTAGAACTCATACGTATCTCATCCCTTCATGGTAAATACTTACACATTCTATCTCACCACAGAATGTTAGTCAAGAAGTTTACCAATGACTATAATAAAATGCGTCTTATAAAGTTCCAGTATTATCAAGGTGAACTTGATATGGAGGAACTGAAAGAACGTGGTTGGGAACCTAATAGCCGCCTAATCATTAAGCAGAATATACCAATCTACATGGACTCGGACGAAGACCTAAATAATATGGTTCTTAAAAAAGTGGTACATGAAGAAGTGGTAGAGTTTTGTACCTCCATTATAAAGGAACTAAACAGTAGAGTATATGCTTTACGGTCCTTTATTGAATGGAAGAAAATGACGGATAGATGATAAGAAAGCCTAAATAGATGTAGGTCGCGGAGCGCCAACCCCCACCTACTCTAACGCTTTTACGGAGCATCAGCATGTCCTATTATATATACGCCTATTTACGAGAAGATGGTTCACCTTACTATATTGGTAAAGGAAAAGGTCGCCGAGCTTGGCATAACCATAATGCTTGTAATGCGAAGCCTCCCAAAGATAAAACTCGTATCATAATAATGGAATCCAACCTTACGGAAGTAGGTTCTCTTGCTTTAGAAAGGTTTTATATTCGTTGGTATGGCAAAATTTGTGATAATACAGGTGTTCTTAGAAATAAATCCGATGGCGGTGAAGGTGGTGGAATAAATTCTGGATGCTTCAAAAAAGGACAATCTCCATTATTCAAAGGTATGAAAATGCCTATATTATCAAAAAAGAAACAAGAATATTGGGAAACCTGGAGAAAAGAAAACCCCGATTATAAGAGTAAATGGAAAAGTTATGAAAAGAAAGGTTATTCGGAAGAAGCGAGAAAAGAACGAGCAGAACGAACACAAAAGCGTAATAGTTTAGTTGTTAGTTGTCCTCATTGTGGTAAAACGGGACAATATACCAATATGAAAAGATGGCATTTTGATAAATGTAAGGAAAACAATGGAACATTTGATAATAAAAAATGTGAATGAGGCTTATATTCGTATTGAATGTTCCGAAGGAATAGCAATGGAGTTATTTGATTCTTTTTCTTTTCGTCCTCCAGGATTTCAATTTGTTCCGGCCTATAAACAGAAATTATGGTCTGGTTATATTCATTTATTTCAATTAAAAAATAGACAAATTTATCGTGGCCTTGCACCACAAGTAATGAAGTGGATCAAGGAAAGAGGTTATACATATGAGTATGAGGATGAAGACTTAGATACATCATTCTCCTTAGAAGAGGCAAAAGAATATGTTGAAATACTCAATCCTAAACACCCTCCACGCGATTATCAAATGGATGCTTTCGTTCATGCTATTCGTTCTAAACGTCGCATTGTGTTGTCTCCTACTGGTTCCGGCAAGTCTCTTTTGTTATACCTTGTTTGCAATTATTTGCTCAAACAAGGGAAGCGAGGCCTTCTCATTGTTCCAAGGTCTGCGCTAGTAGAACAAATGTTCTCCGACTTCCAAGACTATTCTGTAAAGAATGGTAAGGATATGTTCAAGTATTGTTGGAGAGTATATTCAGGTAAAGATAAAAACTCCGAACATCCGATTATGATATCCACTTGGCAGTCTTTGTTCAGGATGCCTAAAGAATACTTTGAACAGTTTGATTATGTAATCTGTGACGAAGTTCATCAAGCACAGGCCAAGGCTCTATCCGATATCCTTTCCAAATGTACCAAAGCAGAATACAGACTTGGTGTAACAGGTACATTATCCGGTGCTAAAGCACATGAATGGGTATTGATGGGATTATTCGGACAGATATATAAGGCTACCACATCAAAAGAGTTGATGGAAAAGAAGCAACTAGCAGAACTAACCATCAAATGCCTTTTGTTGAAATATAGTGAGGAAGAATGTCACTATATGAAATCGGCCACATACCAAGAGGAACTTGAATATATTATATCTAATAATAGTCGTAATAAGTTTATATGTAATCTTGTTCTCTCTTTAGAAGGCAATACCTTATTACTATTTAACTTTGTAGAGAAACACGGTACCGTCCTCCACGACTTACTAAATAAGAAAGTCAAGGACGGCCGTAAGGTCTTTTTTATTCATGGAGGAACCGATGTCAGTGAACGAGAAGAAATACGAAGAATTGTTGAACGAGAATCCAACGCCATTATTGTTGGGTCCGTGGGAGTTCTTTCTACTGGGACTAACATTGTTGCTTTGGATAACATCGTATTCGCATCTCCATCGAAGTCCAAAATTAGGAATCTACAGTCAATCGGTAGGGGCCTCCGTGTCAGCACCACTAAGAAATCCGCCACTCTCTTTGATATTGCCGACGACTTCACCTATAAAAAACGTGAAAACTTTACCCTCAAGCACTTTATGGAGAGGTTAAAAACCTATAGTGAAGAACACTTTAGGTTCCGTATATACAAAATTGACATGAAGGATAAGTGAAATGGAAAATCAATCAATCGCCAAGTTCATCCGTCTAAAGACCGGTGATGATATTATTGCCGAGGCCTTTGAGACTGGTGATGCTACTGGTGATTATATAACAGTAATCAATCCACTCAAGGCTATGTATGTTCCAGCAACATCTACAGGATACCTACAGATAGCATTTATGCCTTGGGTTTATCCTCGTATATGTGACCAACAGGAATTTAACATCAAAAGGGAAGAAGTCCTCCTTTATCAGGATGTTACCGATAATATGAATGAGTATTATTGGGAAAGTGTAGAACATTACCTTGCTGCTAAACGAGAGAAGGTAGAAGAAATACAAGAAGAAAAAATTGATGAAGAGATAATGGAAGAGTTATTAGAAGAAATCCGAAAAGGAAGGGTGATGCACTAATGGATAAAAACAAATACCTAGACTTAGATGGTTCGGATGATTTTGGTTTCACTTTTGGAGAGGAAACCGACCTTACACCTATTACCAACGAGGTAGACGACCTTAAACAAAGATTACAGGCCGTCCGTAAAATCTATCTTCCTTTACTGGAGAACCTAGCAAAGAACGACGACCAACCGATTATCAAATGGCCTAATCGCGGTCCGGTTTTAAAGAAGCATATGGACAAGTTAAAGAAACTTACCGATGTCTAAAGCCAACGCTTCGCGTTTGTGTCGCTTCGCTCCACGGCAGCATTTGGTTATATTTGGTGGTGGATGCGGAGCACATTATACACACATATAGGATACCTTGTCAAGCCCTTTTTCATAAAAAAATGCACTTGACCTAAACTTTTTTTTAGTATATAATGATATTCATTGAAAAGAGGTTGATATGACTACCAAAAAGAAAAAGAACCACTATGTAGATAACGAGAGGTTCTTAGCAGAGATTG